TGCAATGTAAGCAACCATACGCGCTTCAATCTGTGACGAATCACAAGCAATCATTACCTCACCTATGGGTGCGGTCAACGCACTCCGTATCGCTCCGTTGCGTGGTAGGTTCTGTAAGTTTAGCTTATCACCGCCAGAGAATCTGCCTGTGTGTGCGCCATAGTAATTAAGCATGATTGGCAATGCGCCACGCTCCGCTACCTTCATAAGGTTCTCAGTGCGTGTCTCTTCGATTGTAGATTTAGTGCCAAGTCTGGCCGCTACTAGGTTCTGCACGCGAGGGTCAGAGTGTTCTAGTAAACTGGTGAACTCCTTGTCAGTCTTGGCAAAGGCGTATGTCTCTTTACCTGTACGCAGACTGGTTTTCATAGGCGGTTCTACGCCCACTGTGGATAGTAGCTTTGAGAATATCTGGTTAGACATCAAGGCTTTCTTAACCTTGGCTTCGCTTAGACCATGCAGTGCCAAGTCTTGTATCAACTTTTGCTTGTCTGCTTTGACCTTCTCTAGGTGTTCAGCGAGTAAGTCTGTGTCTAGCTGTATCGTAGGCTGTGTGTACATCCGTATCGTCTGGTCAATGACCATCAACTCAGATACAGGGAAGCCCTTCTTTAATTCTTGGAATAGTTTGTAGGTCAACTCTACATCGTTGACGCAGTAAGCCGCATACCTGTCAAGCTCTTCTGGTGTGAAGTCCTTCAAGTGGCGGCCCATGTTGTTGAATACTTCGTCACCCTTCTGCCCGAATCCATAGTGAGCAGTCAGGTTTTTCAGTGAACCCCCTACTGTGGCGTTGTGTAGAGGTCTTGCCATAGACAAGGTATCGAACCAGAACTTAGGCTTGATACCGTATAGCCATGACAAGATTGCTCCATCGAACGCGGCATTGTGGGCAAGTATCGCCTTGTCAGAGTAGTCTAACGAGTTAAGAAACTTGCCCACATCTTTGCCACTGTACCAATCAGTAGGAAAATCGTTCACCTTGACGCATACACCTATCACCTCAAAGCGAGGGTCACGAACATAGGCTTCTGTTGTCATCTTAGATAATGAAAACTGCCTGTCGTAGTAGGTTTCAAAGTCAATGGTTACGATGTCCATACTACTTACCCCCTGCCAATTCACCTGCAAGGGCAATGTAACCTGCCGCATCACGATAGTTATCGGTACGCTCTGGCTTCTGGTGTGACCTAGCTAACTTTAGAAGCGTCATCATAACAGGAATATCCTCAGGCTTGATGAAGTCTATTATCTGTAGGTGAGTATTCCAGTAAGCCGCAATCATCTCGGCATTAGTTCGGAAATCTCCATGTTCTTCTTCCCTGTCGCCGTCAACCAGTGCGCTAGCTTGTGACAACAACTTGACACGAGTGCGTTGTTTAGGTTGGGCCTCTGCTTCGAACACTTCCTGCGGTGTACCAATCTTCTTACGCAAAGTATACACAAGTTTAGTAGTACAACCTACCTGAGTAGCTACCTCTTTCGCAGTAGCCGTGGGGTTTTTAATCAAGTACGCCCACACTTTTTCAGTCTTTGTCATTTTCTTTCTACCCATTTTGGTTATCTCCCTTTTCTTCTGGGTGTATAGTATAACATGCCACACCTTTACCGCAGTGTAAAGAATACTCATTAGCAATAACGACAGCTTCGGAGGCATTAGCCCCCATAGCCATAGCCCCCATTGCGTATTCTCTGCCATGCCCGAAAGCCATCGGTGCTTTCAACCTTACAGGGGAATATGTTTTCTCACCTGAGAATACACACAACCCTTCGTCATCTACGACGATTAACTCTGCCATGTTTGGTGTTATATCCAAGGCAGTTTCCATACCGCTAGCGAACCAGTCGCGTAGCTGTATGATGTAACCAAGAGTACCAACCCCTGTGACTATGCAGATTTTACCAGTCGCTTTGTTGGTTATGTACCAAGCCTTCTCTGCCTCCCATTTCATAGAGCCATCGTTAGCCTGTTGGTCAGTACATAAAGTCTTACCATCCCATGCTATTACTGTCATATCCTAAGCCTCCGTACTGAACACACCGAACCGTCTACGCAGTTCGATACTCTGGTCATTACATACCTTGTCGAGAGACTTGAGTATGTCCTTGCCCTCTGGCTTAGTAGCTTGGTAGTACCCATTGTCGGTTGTCTGAGCCAAACCTAACAACAACTCCTGTGAGAACTCATTCTCACGAATGGAAGTCTCTAGCAAATCCATCCACTGCTTTGACTCCCACTGTGGTTGACGCCAATCCCAACGGCTTTGCCCTTGTCGCTCTGCCCACATCTTGTCGATGATGCCATCGAAAGCATGGACTCTGACACGAGCCTTGATACCCTTCTTGAATGAGGCCAACGCTCTACGCCATTGCTTACGCTCGTCTGGCTTCTCGACCATCTTCACATCAGGTCTAGGGTTGAGGCATGTACCGTCCACGATGTCGAACTCAATGCCCTCAAAGAAGTAGGGTTGCTCTCGCATCACAGGGCTGTACTGCCTATACATAGAGTAGTTGTGCATATGGTTCGTGGTTGCGTCTTTCTCAGGGTCTGCGTTGTACCGCTTCTCCATCTCTGTAACCACAGTCTTACTGTGGGCTACACGATACAGCCCTTTGCGGTGACGCATACAGGTGAAGGGTAGCCAACGATGTAGTGAGGACACTAGGGTCTGTGCATGAGATTGAAACACCTCGGGCGGTGCAACAAACGTGAACCTGTTGTCAGGTGACAAACGGCATAAGTCCGTCGAACCATAACCTTGTATCTTGAACAGAAAGTCATCGCCTACCTTGAACATACGAAGCCAACCTGTGATAGGCTTACCCTTCTCAGGGTTACGCACCCTTGACCAGAGTGCGTTTGCTTGTTCGTGATTTAGAATGGTTCTATCTTCTGGTGTTAGCCAAGTCATTAAAGTTTCCTCCATACCCAGTGGTTAATCATTAAATCCATTTTCTCAAGCAGTGGTTCTGTACCTTCATGCTGTACCAAGATGTCTTTGATTGCGGCAATCTCAGGGTTGTTAAGAATACTGTGGTAGATGTATTCACCGCCATGAAAGTAAACCATAGTGGTCAACCTGCTGTGAGCATGACGCCAGTGTTCTTTCTTAGCGTCATCATCAGCTTTGTTGTACTCGCTTTCAGCGTAGCTTTTAGTCGCGTCAACCACGACTTTAAGTGCGTCCCATTGTTCTTTGTGCATAATTACCTCGTTAGTTTTGAAAATGTTACAGCGGCAGTCATGCTGTTAAGGTCAACGCCAACATCACTGGCATCTTTCTTAACTCGCTCGACTACTTTCTTATGTCGTTCCTTGGCTTCATCAGGAACTAAATCCCACAGTGCAGGCCACGCCTTGATAGCAGGGGCTAGCGTAGAATATGTTTCCATGAGTTTATCCACACCCTCAAGGAAGGAAGCCTCTTTGGATTCCTGTTCGAATATCTTACGGACATACTCTTTGAACTCAGGGATGAGCCATGCCCAACGGCTGTCGTTGTAGTCAGCCTTAGAGTTACGCCACTGGAACTTGAACCCAGTATCCATCTTCTCAATGTCATTAGGCCAACGCATATCCTTGCTGAACTCTAGCCTTACAGTCGAACATTCATATGCTTTCTGCTTGTGTGTAGCAGTCTGGAATACATCCTCTGGCGCATTGAAGAACCCTTCAAAGTCCAGTGAGTTTTTCTCTTGCATCACATGGGTAGGCAGTGCATTGAACTTAGCAATGTCATCGGCAGGGAAGAACCCTTGGTATATCTTATCCGCCCAATGTGCAGGTACATCCGCCTTAGCCTTGTCAATATTCTGCTTGAACATTGCCTTTGCGTTGTTACGAATCTCGCTCTTAAGAGCATCGGAAAATCTTACAGTAGCCATATCATATCTCCATCATTACTATTTCACCGAATGGTGCTTGGTCGCTGTGAGTAGACACCCACAACACAGGGTATTCTGGTGCGTCACCGAAGTCGTTACAGCACAGGTCAGTCAGGAATACACAAGCGACAGGATTGATGTCGTTGTCTCTCATGTAATCAAACACTGGACTGAACGCTGTACCGCCACCGCCATGTGGCTTGATAACTGGTGGTTCACCTTGCTCATACACATCGTAGTGACATACCTCTGAATCGAAGTAGATGATGTGTAGTTTCTGAGGGTGGTGGTCTTGTTGAACCTTGAGTATCTCTGCCGCATACTGGTCAATCTCTTCTTGTCCGATTGAACCTGAGCAGTCGATAGCAAACGCCATCTCACCCAATGCCTCGCCAGTCACACTAGGTAGATACATACCTTGCTGTATGAACCTGCGATTAGGTCTGGCAAATGAGCGGTCATCAGTCTTGTGCTTGACAATGAAGCGTTGCAGTACATCAGACCAGTGAACCTTGGGCTGAAGAATACTCTCAACCATACGCTCAAGTCCTGCACTCATCTTGCCCATCATCTTGGCGGCTTGTGCCGCTTGAGCAACCTTTACTTTCCACTCTGCCGCTTGCTGTTCTTGTTCAGCAGGTGAACCCTCACCATCTTGGCAGTCATCA